TTCAAATCCCCTAAAAAGTAGGTTTTTAAAATTGGCATCATTCGCAGGATCATATTGCAAAGTATAAGCGCTGCCGGTTAATATTTTTGAGAATAACATTCTATCAACAGTTTTAACACTATTAATGTTTACAAATGATTTTTCAATTGTATTTGATGTGGTATCTCTAAATCCATAATCTTCCGGTTCAATTCTAAATATTGGATTATCTAAGGTACCTTCAATATACAACCATGCTCGATGACAGATATATAAATCTTCCATTAAGTTCTCCCAGCTAATATCCGGTGCTGTTCTTCCACTTTTTTCAATCAATTCAATTGCACTGAATAATGCAATATCTTTACCTTCACCATCAAAATAATAATCGCTTTGAAATTCAATGTTGTTGTTGGAATAAAAAGCAACCATATGTTTCAAGACTTCATACACCCTATAACCCCTAGCAAATGTAAAGTAGGTGCCATCTAAAGGATCAAAGAATTGATATGATCCCCAATTGGCAGCATCAATTGTGGTCCCGTTTCTTGACTTCGTTGATATTGAATAGCAATTTTGGTTTTTATAGCTTAAAAAGTATAGTTCATAATTCTTATCGGTAACGCCAATCTTTACAGACGAGTTGTTAGGATCAAAATCGGCAGTGGACATTTGAATTGATTTCCTTTCTACTAATTCATATCCTGCTGTGCCGGTACGCTCGAACAAATCTAAATCAATAGCATAACCGCTGCCATCATTAACAAACCTATTCCACAAGTAATCATGTATCACTCCAAAGAAAGTTACATTTTCCCACAGGTATTGAAATCTGCACACCTTTTCCGAATAGTTACGCATAAAGCGCTTTGATATATTTCGCTCATCAAATCCATCCGCACCAGTATAGGTTATTCCATCAATTCTAATCTTATACATTAATATTGTCTTTTTGGTAAAGTTCAACTACTTCTGATAATAGCATATTGGTTACATCTGCCTTGCTTGATAATTTACGGCCATACTTGTCGTATTTTCTCGCCAAACTTTCTGTATCAAACACTACCTTTTGAGTAGTTGTTTTGTTGTTTTTAATGTTCCTTATGGCAGAATCATAAAGCCAGCTTTTAGCCGGTGTTACGCTATGAGATAGGTTGTAATTTGGAACTTTGGTGTAGTTGCTAAAAAAGTTATCATCCATAATAGCATCTAATGGTTCACTATACTTCTTGCTGGCTTTAATGCTCGGTATGTATTCGTCATCATGAACCACTGCAAATCTTTCTTTGTTTCCCAACTTAGTTCTAATGTCACGTTGTTTCCTTCCATTTTTAGAAGGCCTTTTCCCTTCGTGATACACATCGACCTTTTGAGAGTTGATATTCTTGATTTGTGCTGCCAATATTGCTGTAAGGATAGGTAGTTGAACCAATCCGGCAATTAAACCGCTTTCAGCAAAAGTTTTAGTGACTGCTAGGGCAAAGTTTATAGTAGCCTCTGCCTTTGCTGCCTTTTTTCTCTTTTCAGCATACTTGTTTTGAATTTCGGCTTTGGCCTGTTCTAATTTTTTAGCACTAATAACACCCTGACGATATTGTTCTTCAAGTGCGTTTAGTTCATTTCTTTCTCTGCTATCTTGGATTGATGAAATTACACTGAATATCTGATCAGATAGATTCTGAATGTAATCAACAATAGCTGAAGCTTTTTCACTTGGACTGGAATCGGGCTCAAATCCAAACAATTCACCTATTACATCTCTATTCCCTGTGAGTAGTCTGTCAAAAGCTCCCCCCTCATCTAAAACCTCTTTTTTAATTTCTCCAATTGTGTCCTCAATTTTTTCAACAATTAAATCTTTCTTTTTATCTAATTGAACTTCTAAATTGGTAACATCTGAAAATAAAAGCTTGCCAACTAATTCGGCTACGTCGGCTTGTTCTACGTTTTTGAATATATCTCCAAGCTCTTTAATCTTATATCCTGCCTCATTAATTAAAAGCCCAAACTCTTCCTCACTTATTCCTAATTTGAATAAGTCGATCATTGTATTAAGGTCGCTTACTTTGTCTTCTAGTTCTCCAATTTCTTTAGAAGTCTTTTGAATGAAAGTTTTGTCATTTGATGCGCTTAATAGTTTTCTTGCCTCTGCCAGCTTTTCATTTAAGAAATCTAGGCTACCTTCAACCGGCTTAATGGTTTTATCCAAATTAACTGTTGCATCACCAGCACCTTTTGACTTTTCAGTGTATTTGTCCAATTCAGTATTTAAAAGTGCAATTGAATCTTTCAATGTATTTACCTCGAAATCTGCTACTTGCTTATCTAATTCGTCTGTTGCATTTGCCGATGTTCTTAAGGCTCTGGATAGCTCTTCTTCAAAAAAAAGTTTAAGGCTTTCTAATTCTCCTTTTCTAAGGTCTTTTATTTTACCTTTTAGATTTTCCAATGCGCCTTCAAATCCCCCCGTATTTTCTGTTAATGCTAAATACAGTTTTTCTCCTATATCTCTTGAAATAGAATCAATTTCGTTCCCAAATTCTTTTAATTCGTCCTTGGCAATTTTGGTGTTCTTCTTAAATATTAAGAATGCAGCCGCAGCCGTTGAAAGTACTGTAATAAAAAATCCCAATGGATTGGCAGAAACTGCCGCATTAAATACCCTCATACCTATAGCCGCTGTTCTGGCCGCTCCACCCCCTGCTATTGCAAGTCTTGCAAAGGATGCAAACCTAAATGACAATGCAGTTAATCCGGTTACAAATGTGTTTAATCTTAAGCCGATTAGAGCAACCCCTAACAATTTAATTGCCGTTGCGTTTTCCCTAATAAATTTAGGAGTGGCAGTAAGCACGGTTATAAAATTGCTTAACACCCTTATTATTGGCAACAAAACACTCACCAATAATTCACCAAATTCAACCTTTAATGCTTCTACCGTGTTTTTGAATTTTAATAGCTTCGCCCTTGCACTATCATTAATTTCTGCTTGTTGCTCATAAGCAGTATTTGTACCTTCTATTGCATTTTGAAGGGATCCTAATTCTTCTCTTTGAGAAATTAAAGTTTGAATCGCCAAGATGTTTTCCTTACCAAATGTTTTCGTTAAAAAGGTTATATCGTCAACTTTTGGAGCTAATCTATCTAGTTCATTTTTAAGGCTTATAAATTCCCTTCCGTCCTTTTGGGCCTCTACCTGAAGAGATACCAAAACACCTTTTAAATTGTTACCAACTATTTCAGCCTGTGGGATTGCCTTGCCCAATAACTCAACTGCGGCAACGCTTTCTGATACATCTAATCCGGCTTGCGATGCCACACCACCGAATTTAGTTAATGCATTAACTACAAAAGGTATTTCCTTTGCTCCTTTTTGTGAAGCTGCTGCCAATAGGTTAATTAATTCAGTTGATCTGCTTGCCGGCAATTGCATTGCATTTAATGCGTTCCCTAATTGCTCTGCCGCAAATGGCAACTCCAACCCGGATGCCTCACTTAAAACTATTGCAGCTTGCGTTAATTCACTTAAGGCATCCACATTGTCCAAAAGTTCAGGCTTTGCCGATCCAATCAACTTAAATGCTGTTAATACATCTGCTGCACTTTTTGTAGAGGTTTTTGATAAACTCTTTGCCCTCTCTTCAAGCTTTTCTAAATCTTTTTCGGAAAGCCCTGTTATAGCGCTTAATTCTTTCAGAGATGCATCTAATGTTGAAAATGCCCGTACTGAACTTGTTACAAATTGAGCTAAACCAATTCCGGCAAAAGAAGCGGCCAATAGTTTTCCTGCCTTTACTGCAAAAGTAGCAACTTGATTTTGTTGGTTTTTTAGTTTTGCCAACTGCGATTCTGTTGCCTTTATTTCTGAATTATATTGCCTTATTTCTTTAGTGCTAAAGGCTTGATTTCTTGCTTTTGTTAAGTCTTTTAAATCCTTTTCAAGTTCCTCAATGTTTTTATCAAGCAACCCTACTTTTTTGGTAGTTTTTTCAATTTCTCCACCATCAAAAGCATCATTTATTACACCTCCTGTTTTCTTTGCAGAAACCTCAATATCCTTTAAACCTTTTTCAACTTTATTGACTTCTTCAGTAAAATCTAATTTTACTTTCCCTTCGAGTATTACTATTTCCTCACCCATTTTGATTTAATTTAATTGCCATTTCATAGGCTGTGTAAAAATCCTCAATGTTCATCTTTTTTAAATCTACCAAAATGATTTTCGTTTTCGCTCCGATGAATTGATAGATTTCTTTTTGGATTTCGTCAAAGCTTCTTCTTTTTCCTTTAAGAGCTGCCTCAGCCCTTTGTACTTCGCTTCCCGATCCTCCATTAATAAGAGGAAATTTTCTATTGACATACCCTTCGATAGTTTGAAAAGCTGGATAAACCAGATTTGTAACTTTTTTTTTAAATCTTCATCTTTGCTTAATTCGTCCATTTTTAATTTCAAAATGGACGTGTCAACTGTTGTTTCATCTTCAAGATAGGTGTCGGTTAGTAAAACAGTATAATAAGTGCATAGATTATATAGGAATCTTTCGTTGTCAAAATTCTTAATGTTGAATGCTTGCAACGTTAAGTTATCTTGTGCTAATTCAAATGATATTTTTGCCTTTTCAATGTCACCGGTCAATAAATGTGCATTCCCTTGTTTAGTGTGATTTAAAGCCGAACTATTAAGTGTTTCAAGTTCTGATTTATCCAAGTATAAACTATCTTTATGAACTGCGTGCTGACACCCTAAATGCCTTGCGTGACAAATAGAAGCCATGTCTAAAGGCATATACCATTTGCCTATTTTGCTGTCTGAAATAAAAACATACTTTTCCGGTGATACTTTTATTTTCTTCCTTTTAAAGATTCTGAAAATTGAAATCATTTTTTACCTCTCTTTAACGATCTTAATTCTTTACTCTTTGAAACTAATTGCCTGCCAATGTCAAGAGCTTCCTTTTGCCTCATTTTAATATGGCTATCAACTCCAATGGCTAAAACAACATTTTCTTTTTGTTCGTCAATCACGACAAACAATTGAACTTCTGAATTTTTCGGATGATTTTTCATTAATCAAATATAATCAAATTTAAGATAGTTTATTCAGCTTAATTGCCGTTGCTTTTAATTCTCTTACATGGTTTTCAAAGTCACACCACAAATGAATTATGTACCTAAAAGCATCTAACTTGTGAAGTCCTAGTTTGTCTTTCGCTTCTTTCAAAGGCTTATATGTTAATTTGATTTCATTATTCAAATCTTCATCATAATTTATAAAATGCCCTTCTCGATAAGTGTTTAAGAAGTTATTGCATATATTTTCGCTTAAATCATGTGACGGGTTTGATGTCGGCACTTTAAAAGTTTTGCCATTTATTTTTATTCCAAGCTCTTCCGATATTACGGTATAGTAACCGTATGCCTCAACAGCATTTGCATTGCCATTCTTGCCGGATGCATCACCTGTTATGATTACCTTATTCTTTGTGACCAAACCTGTATCAACATATTTTTTTAAGAATAATTGGCACAATGCTTTTAATGGAGTTTTTCCAGGCATTGTGTTTGGATCAGATTCCATCGATTCAATTATTTGTGCCTTGTGTGTTACACTATCTCTTTGAGCGATCACCAAAGAACATGGACTTTTATTGAAATCAAATGATAAATAAATATATTGTCCTTCAAAAAGTTTGGGTTTTTCTGGTTTGTAAAAGTTCCTTTCAGAATAAGCATAAAAGAATGGATTTTCGTTTGTAATTACACCCCAATTACCTAGCCCGTAGATATTATAATCAGCGGGATTAAAAGATTTCATTTCTACAAACTCATTGATCACTTGGTTATCTATACGTCCATATTCAATACCATTTACAGATCCACCAACTATCCATTTGTTGTCTAAGTATGTTGTTTTAATTAAAACAGTTCTGCCATCTTCACTTATCTTCACAAAGCTGTTGCCATCAAGTTTTGAATGTTTGTTATCACCTACTTGTTTGGGAAGGTCCTGCCATTCAATTTTATCAATGTAATCTACTTTTATCCAATGGCTTTCACTTACCGGGTTCCACGATGCAATTATCTGTTGATTGTCTTCTCCTCTTAATCTTCTACCGGCTTCACTCCAATCTTTAAAAGTAAAGTGATCCAGCTCATCAAAATATAATTTTTTATAGCCTTTCAATCCTTTTACCTTGCCTTCTTTGTCAAGACCTCTTAATCGGATTTTATTGCCCTTAATGCAGCGGGATTCAAATTCATACTCGTTATAAGCATTCTGCATTCTGCAAGTGTGCAATGAACTTTTTAATTCATTCTTGATGGTGTCCTTTATGCTCGCCTGTTCTTTCCTGAATACTATACTTGAATAGTTGTTAAAGTAACCATCAATTGCAAGTGCATGACATATTTCATGAGTTTTGCCGGCTGATGATCCGCCATAAATTAGGATCCTTCTAATCTTGTCATCTGCCATATATTTTCTTAAATGAAAATAGACAGGATTAAACCATACTTTTTTGAATGTTATTTTTGATTGGGTAATATGTTGTGGAGTAGCTATTGACAATTTTAT